CTATATGTGCAATAAAGCGCGTTTTTCATCATCATCCAAAATCACACCGGATTCAAGAATCTTAAAAACTGCATTTGCGCGTTGATTTAATGCATTTGCCTTTAAACTTTCATCATCCTGTAAAACGGCAATGTGTGAAAAATCCGGTACCAATTGCAAACCCTCATTTGTCAAACCTAATTGATGGCTCATGGTGGCATACATTTGTTTTGTTTCCGGTATTATTGTATCTTGATAAGTCATGCGCATACCCTCTTTTACGTTTGAAAATGTTGCACCCTTTGATTGACTAAACAAATAATATGACATTCCGTATGCATCAATTAATGCCATTTTATCCTCTGTTAATTCCTCAAATAATTGCAGATCTTTTGTTGGATATGACATTGGTGTCCAATCAACGTCACTTTCAGTAATCACAATTTCATCTTTGTTTCTTTTGCGCCAATCTTTTTGTATTGCGCTTTTTTCCTCCGGCGTCATTGGTAGTGATCCGCCCATGTCAGATTGTCGAGAACTTAAAATACCAATTGCACTCAAATTTTCCAACAACACATTTCGTTTATGATATTGTGCTTTAATATTAGATAAAGGATATTTTAATGTATGTACACGGTTTGCAGGATTGATTAAATCTATGCCATCCGGAGTATTGAAATACAACATATCATCTAATTCAATAATTTCCTTTTTTTGTGTGTCATACCAAAATTCATAACGGTCAATTAATCCGCCAACATCCAATTGATCCAAAAATTTTCCGGATAAAACAATTTTGATTTTTGATGATGGTAAAGGCACAATAATGTTTCTAATATCAAATGATCTTTTTGGACAGTAAGCAAATGAATTGTTGAACAATCCATCATTTACAGATAATGAGTAAATAACATCCGACCAACTTTGAGTTGGATTTGGGGTGGCAATTAAATCATTAACCCAATTATGATCCGTTACAATTTCACCATCCATGTTTTTTAAAACCGGTTTTCCATCCGCCATCATCAATGCGCGTTTATTAATAACAGTTCTTAATTCCGGAATTTCCAAATACAATTCAAATGGTTTATTTGTGTCAACCCAAACCGGATCTTTTACCCCCCAATACGAATTTTTATTTTTCATTATTGCTTCAATAATGTTATCATTTTTGCCGGTTGTCCATCCAAAAACGTTTGTCCAAAAATTATTTGCCATAGTTTGAATTATTGTAATTTGAACAAATTTAACTATTTTTGATGTAAATTTCTATAAAATGGAAAAGTCAATAAACCAATACAACATAAAATCCGAAACAACAGAGTTAAAAGATTTGGATTTGCAAAAACGAGAGGTGGCAATATATTTATCAAAATTTGACACAATTGATGCAGATAACGACATGATCAAAAAAGGTGCATTTAAAAAATCTTTGCAGGAACATGGGGTAAATTCCGGATCCAATAGGCAAATTGCATTTTTGCGCCATCATGATTGGGAACATCAAATTGGTAAATTTACCACATTGCAAGAGGATGAAAACGGATTGTTTGCCGTTGGTAAATTAGGAACATCAACAAAAGGTGATGATGCGTTGCGAGATTATGATGAGGGAATAATTACGGAACATTCAATTGGTTTTCAATATATACCGGACAAAATAAAGTTTATTGATGATGAAGAAATGGAAGAAAAAGGATATTTTCAAATCCATGAATTAAAATTATGGGAGGGATCCGCCGTTACTTTTGGTGCAAATGAACATACAAACGTTGTTCAAATGTTTGAAGCAAAAGGAATAAATACAGAGGATTTGAAACAAAAAGAATTAAATAATTTGCATGAAAAAATAAATGTTGTTATAAAATCCATTGCAAATGGCAGAGGATCGGATCAACGTTTTTTTGATTTGGAAATGAAATTAAAATATTTGAATACACGATTGATAAACATTGCAAACACTAATCCGATAAAATCAAAAAATCAATTAGTCAGTGAACAAATACAAGTTGTCAAAAGTGAATTTGATTGGAACAAAATAAATAAATTGTTAAACTAAAAAAAATTTTTACCATGAGTGAAAATACAGAAAACGCAATGACACCGGAAATGGTGGTTGCAAAATTTGAGGCGAAAATTGCCGAGCAAACAAAAGGATTTGCAAAAGATAGTGATATTGATGCATTGAAAAATGAATTGGCTGAAATATCCGAAAAAGCAAATGCAGATCAAACCGCAGATTTAAAAGCAAAATTTGTTGAGTTAGAAAGTACAATTGATGGTTTAAAAGAATCAAACAAAAATCAATTGGCGGTTAAAAAAACATGGTTAGACCTTGTAAAAGAAAAAGCAACCGCAATCAAAAATGTTGTATCGTCTAAAAGCGGTATGGTGGCATTAGAAGAAAAAGCGCAACAAGATCCAACAGATATTGACCGCAGAAGTGATTATGCACAATTCATTGGTGATACGGTTAGACAACCGGTAAGAATGCCAAGAATTGTTGAGTTATTCCGTAGAATTTCAGTATCAACAGAATATGTGAGATATAGAGAGGAGGACACAGTGACGCGTGATGCAAGTGTGGTGGTAGCATGTGCAACATCAACATCAACAACTAAAAAAACATGGAAACAAGTAACCGTTCAAATTCAAAAAATTAGAGATTTTGTGGATATTTGTATTGACATGATTGATGATTATGATTTTGTCGCAAGTGAGGTTGAACAGTTAGTGAATGAGAGTGTTAAATTAAAAGAGGAATCCGAAATTTTATTAGGATCCGGAAACATTCTTTCTATTGATGCAATCGCATCCGAATTTAGTGCAACAAATCCATTGGCACCTTTTAACGGCGCATTCACAAGTGCAACGTTAGCAGAATTAACAGGTGCAATGAAAGCGCAAATTTATACTTTTGGACAAGAACGCGCATGGGATGCAAACACAATCGTAATGAATTATAATGATTGGGTTAAGTTTATGCACCAAAAAAATGCAGATGGTGATTATTTGTTGCCTAATTTTGTGATGACAGGTGATAGCACATTGAATGGAATGCGTGTGATCACATCACCAATTGTTGCACCAAATTCATTATATGTTTTTGATTCTACAAAAGGCGCAATTTTAGATCGTCAAGGTGCATCCGTTGAATTTTCGTATGAAAACAATGACAACTTTGAGCATGAGGTGGTAACAGTGAAAGCGGTTGAAAGACTGCAATTTCATGTTTCACAGATTGAGCAGGATGCATTCATGAAATGTTCAGACATTGCAACGGCATTAACGGCAATCACCGCATAAAACAATATTTACAATTAAAACCATTATCATGAAATTAAGAATTTTAAGAGAATACGGAACATTAAAAAAAGATGATGTAATTGAATCAACAGGAAACACACAACAATTTTTGTTGCAAAACGGAATTGCATGTGTTGCAAAAGTTGACGAAAAAACAACAGAAAAAAAGAAAAAACCGTGTGCGGATTGTGGAGGAGATTGTGAAGATTGTAAAAGCAAAAAGAAAACGCGCAATCCAAAACCGACAAAACAAAAAAAACCGGTTGCGAAAAAAAGCGCAAAAAAATAAAGTAGTACATGAGTATTTTAAATATTACATACAATGATTTTGGCAAAGGCAAATTTGAGTTGCATAAAGGCATGTATGAGCAAACAAAGATCAATGATTATATTGATAGGTATGAAAAGCAATACTTAATTGAATTGTTGGGTGCCGATCTTTACACTTTGTTTGTCAATGATTTGGTTGCCGGTGTGCCGGTGGATCCAATTTATGTGTCATTATACAATGAATTTATGTATGATAACGAATGTCATAATATTGTGGTAAGTGAGGGTATGATTGTGATGATCAAAGGATTCATTTATTTTGAATATCTAAAAGATCAAATAAACCAAGTTTGGGTAAGCGGTAACGTGTCACCGAGTGGCGAGAATAGCGCAAATGTATCAACGTTGAATCAACAAATTTATACAAGGTATAATTGGAGTGTAAAAACTTATAAGGCAATTCAACAATATATTTGTGATAATTCAACCGCATATCCGGACTTTAACGGCAAAGGGAAAACAACAACATTTTGGTTATGATTGATGTTACAATTGAAATACAAAAAATAATTGATCAAATGGATAATTCCATTAATGGAACATTCAATATTGGTGATGGTAAAACTTATTTTTGCAACACAAAGTGGGCGAGAGTAGGCAAAACAATCACCGACAGTTTAGGCAATGAATTTTTGATTCAAGAGGTGGCAGAAAATAATTATATTG